GCCACTGGTTTCATCTTCCGAATATTAGAAGACCTTTTAAAGAGGTACGGAGACCCAAGGTCCTTCAACATGACACCTTCATACCCTGCATCGGTGTCGGCAAGATACACTTCTAACAGTTCGGCTTCATTCTTCACAAGGCGACCTGGAACCTGGACGACTGCAGGATTACCAACCTTTCCCACCAATTCAGACACAAGTTCTACTCGGCTCTCTAGGTCCAAGGTGGACTCTTGGTCCCTCCAATCAGAGAACGGTAGGGCGTCAAACACATGGAAGATCATGTTCGAATCGTCCTTGCCTTTCTTATGAGACATCACGACCGAAGCAGACTCATTCCAATCTGCACCAAGTGCTTCCCCATCGAGGACGAAGTCATCCCAAGGGACATTCTCTAGCATGGACTTGATTCGAGGCAATGTTTCAAGAACGTTTCCGTTCCGGGTGAACATGGTAACTTCTCCACCATGTTTCACGGCCACGCAACGGAGACCATCTAGTTTGGGTTCAACTCTGATGGGATACGTTACCTGATCTTCAATAACGATTCCTCTACCTTCCTCGTACCGGGTCGACAGGCTCTCGGCAAGTTGAACGGAGAATCCAACAATGGATCCCGGCCAAACCTTGTTGACCGTGGTCGACTGGACACCACATCGTAGGTTCTTCAGGAGGATCCTGAGGCACCACTTCTGTTGAGAATGGGTCATTCCTCCGAAGATGTACTGAACAAAATCCTTTGCTGCGTTTCCGGTCTTCTTCCGGGTCGCAAGGTTCTCGTAAATTTCATCAAGGAATTGTTCAACAACGGCGTCATCGTCACCTTGACCCTCAGCCGGCGGCATCTTGAACTTGTTCACATAGAAGTTGAGGTACGGATCCCCAACTGCAACAAAGACTCGTTTGAGAAGTTCATTCTTCTTGTGGTGATCAAGAAGTTCTTCCTTGAATAGACGAGAATTGTTGGACTCTAGCTGTTCTAGAATATCGATGATGGATGGCATGAATACACTTTACCACATCCTATGATCGATTTGCACTCATTCCCAATAATCTTTTTTAAACTCTTGTTTCATCTCTTCAACGATTGTTGAAATTTTTTCAATCGCATTTTTGATCACAACACCGTCCCTTGTTGGATCTGTGAGTTTTAGAGATTCGATGGATCTTACAATATCACTAAGCGTAGACGCGTTTTCGATTGTCTTCATTGCTCTACGTCTCTTCTCTACAGTCCAAGAATCTTTCTTGTTATTAGATTGCCTTATATCAGCAGAGTGACTCATCGCGACATCAGGCTTTTTTTGTTCGACCTCATAAACAACTACTCTCTTCATTAAACTTCCCCTTTAACTTCAGAAACAAGATGATTTTTTTTGATTCGCTTGCGTTGCTTCTTTGACTGTGATTTACTAACTGTAACCATAGCTTCCTGAAGAACAATAGAAACTTCTTTCTCTCCAGACTCGTCTGTGACAGAAATCTGAGGTTGTAGATCTTTAAAGTTATCTTCAACATCAAGCTCTGGATTTCCAGTAGATTCTGCAATTACAATTGGTGGTGGAACAACCACTACACCTGCCGAAGGATTAGAAATGTAATGGTCAACACATTCGATGAAAGATCCCTGATTCGGTGTTAGAACTCCTAGACGTTTGCAAACGCCGTCCAGACCTTCATAAGTTGTGATTCCACGATCCTTCATGAACTGATTCAATGTTGACTTTCGACGCCGTAGCAAATCTTCGAGTCGAATCTGTGACTTCTGTTGATATTTTGTGGCTTTCATTCAGCACTTCCTGACGGCTTCAATGTCCTGTAGCAATTCAGCAATACCGCTCTGAAACATTGGAGACCTAGCAACGTTTTCCAAGCCTTCTTCGGACATGTTGACTCCGTATTGATCGGTAATTGCTTCTGCGAACTTTCTCATGACTCGCAACACGTAATTCCTTGCAGAGGAATGATTCATTTTATATCCGATCTCAGTCATTGTATCGGCAATATCGCGATAATTTACGCCATCATCAACTGTTGCATATCCGGTGTCAAACTTTTTTCCTTTTTTCATCATGTTTCAATCATCCTTACTGGGGTTATTAATGAACTGAACGTGTCGACGTCCCATCTTAGGGGCAAAATTCGACGTCTGTAACACCCTCAACCTTCGATTCAAATCTTCTTCAACTTTCTCCAATGTTTGAACAGGAGGAGATGAATTCGTCGAATCTTCAGTTTGTCGCTGTTCCATCATCAACTTCTTAATACGAAAATGATTTAAAAAATTACCCAATAAATTTAATGCTGATAATCCTAAAATGATTTGCAAAATCATTTTAATCCTTGGCCTGATTCAACCATCTCTAGTTCTTGGGAGGACATGTTGTATGAATCATCTTCAAGAACATCATCCACCAATCCAAAGCGAAGTCGAAGAATTGCAGCTTCTTTAGAACTCAATTGTTCCAAGACGCCTCGCGCAACTTCCATCATCTGTTGAGAAGAAATCATTTCAAGAGGATTAAGATTTTTGTCATCGACCAATCGATCTTCCAAAGTATCAGAACCAGCTTCTCCTGACAAAGGTTGATCTAGAGAAACGATGTGCCGTCCGGCAAAATGTGTTGCATTAAACACAGCATCTGAAGTGCCGGTCATCTCCTTCAATTCTTCTACGGTTGGATCGACACCCATCATCTGCCGATATTCCGCCGCGGCGGCGGACATTTTTTTCTGCGCACTTACAGCGTGTGCAGACATGCGAATGATTCGTTTCCGCTTCAGAATGTATTGACCGATTGCCTGCTTCACCCACCACGTTGCATATGTTGAAAAACGAAATCCTTTCTTCCAATCGAACTTTTCGATTGACTTCATTAGCCCGAGGTTTCCTTCTTGAATCAAGTCCTCAAGAGGAATGTTATATCCTCTATAGTTTTTAGCGATGTACACGACAAGACGAAGATTAGATTCTACAAGCTTCTTCTTCGCCTTTACTGCAGCAACGCCTCCTGACTCATATTCTTTAAAAAGTTCCACCATGTCTGGATGAGACAGTTGAGGATATCTTTTTAATGACGTCAGATAATTTGCCATTACGCTTTTATCATCGTCGGTCATCCTAAGCCGTTTGGCCGGCCGAGCATTTGATTTCGCTAATTGCATTTCAGTTCTTCTCCAGCGTCGCTGAAACATTGTTCAACCACGCTGCATGTGCAGTTCGTCGAGATGACCGAAGCTGCATTTCTTGTTGAACATAACACAACTCGACTTCCCAAGGATACGGGTTCAGGTTGAATCGAGTCACGCGGTTAATTGAATCAGACAATGATCGACCAAGATTATGAAGCGTCTCGTCATCCATCACAGCGATGTAATCTCGATCGATCTGCTCAGGATATTGAACAGGATAATCACCGCGATCGGAGCCCCCGGCGTTGCGGTTCATGGTCATCTCGTAGCTCTCGTTAGTCTCAACTTCGTTCATGTGCTTGTTCTTTTTCTTACCCATTTTGTTTTTGCCTTTCGGCCTCCTCTTTCTATTGTATCAGGTTACGTTTTTACTTTGCACCGCAATTGCGATGAAAACTTATAATCATCATTTCAACGGAATGCCAAACTTCTTCGACATATCAAATACTGCGAGATTCTTTTGTTTCGCTTCGACTTCAACATCAATCTTACGATCACGTAAGAACTTCAGCTGGGCATCAGGAACATAGTGAATCATGTCACTGTGCTTCCTGCGATCCGGGAAAGAACCACTTTCTTTTCCAGGCTCTGTATTGCTGATATGTTGCAACGGCAAAATCTCGCCGTGCCATGTTTCCATCGTGGCTTCAATAGCTTCTTCCATCGAAAGATCATCTGGATTGAAAACATGATGATGTGAATCGAACACAATAGGAACAGAAGTTTGCTTGTGAATATTGAGCAAATCGATGACAGAGTATGCGCTCTCGTCATTTTCCAACGTTAATCGACAACGAACATCATCATCCAATTCATCGATTCTCCGCGACAGTTGTTCAGCTCGATCTGATTTTCCACCATGAATGTTGATTGCATACCTCGGAGTTCGATCCAACCCCATCATGTCAAACATCCAGCCATGAATCTTTAATTCAGTAATTGCCTTTTGTACAACATTATCTGAGTCTGATGACAACACGCAGAATTGACCTGGGTGCGTTGTGACTCGTAAGTTATTATCTTTGATGACCTTACCTGCTTGAGAAAGCAAATTCACGAGCCGCTCGTTACCTTGCCACAGACTTACATCGACTTGGTCTGCAAGTGGAAACATTGCAGAAGAAATTCGAAATAGTCCGATGCCGGCTTTCACGATTCGCGGCAACATTTCTATAAGAGCAGAAACGTTGTGTTCATAAGTTCCGGAAATCTGATCGGAAGTATATTTTCCTGTTCGATACCTACCCAACTGCAACGTTCTCTCGTCCATTGCATTGTAGAATTCAGTACGACCAGATCGAGGAAGAGTACGTTCGTCAAGCCAGTGACAACAAATACCTAAAGCCATATGATTGTAACTTTACCTTGTTTCAACCCTAGTTTGCACTCAACTAATGATGTTTAAATCGTTCACCGAAACAATCGTCGATCCACGATGACACATCACTTTGTAGAAAGGTACTGCGGTCATATTATAATGTACAAGACCCATGAC